AAGGTTGTGGCGTGGATGCTGCTCCCGGAAAGGTATAAAGGATAATGGAAGAAGATAAATATACAATGTATGCGGTAAAAAAGATTTGTATCTGGATGATAATGGCAATAACCATATTGATAGCAATGAAATGGACCGGATCAGCGTGGTGCTTATGGGCGTTTTGTATCCCAGCAATATCGGAGTAACGGTATGGAAAAGACATACAAAGAGATAGCTCGGGAACGAGAAGACGAAGAACAAGAGCAATATCTGACGGAGTGGAGGAAGAACCATTGTACAAGAACAAAGAAGGATACTGCGATCCGACAGCAGGCAAAGCCATCCAGGATGCAAGCCGGATTCCACACCATGTAAAGGAAGCGCACAAAGCATTAAAGGATATAGCAAGCCTGTTAGGATTCGAGATCTTAGTATTAAGAGACAGGAAGACAGGGAGGGTATACCGATGGAAACAGTGAAAGAAGAGAACGAGAAGAAAAAGGAATACCTGAAACAGTACGGCAAAGCATTACGCCAGGAGAAGCGGATTGAGGAAGAGCTGGAACGTTTAAAGCTGGATAGGATGCTTCCGGGAGCACTGGCAGCAGATGGACTGCCAAAAAGCAGCAACCTTTCTGATCTGTCGGATTATGCAGCAGAAGTGGACGAACAGGAACGGAAACTGGTGGAACAGAGAAAGAAAAGAGTTAGGATCCGGACTGAAATCAGGGAAAGAATTGAGCAGATGGAAGACGAGACAGAGAAAGATATCCTGACTTATCATTACATAGATCTTATGAGATGGAAAGAAATCTGTGCAAGAACCGGGTATTGCTGGCAGTATGTGCATAAAAAGCATTCAGATGCATTGAAAAAATTTAAATATGCGATAGAATGCGACACTCAACCTGTGATATAGTATATGCAGGTAAAGAATTGAAACGGGGTAGCAGTCGAAAGATTGTTGCCTTTTTCTTTGCCGTAAATTCTGGAAAGAGGTTTGGCGGTTTACTCTGGAAAGAATTTATTCATACGTCAGTACATTTGTTTGTTGCAATTACTTTTTTAGAACTCCTTATTACAGATACAGAAACCGTCAGAGGAAAGAAACCATGGATAGAGAAGAGATAATTGATAAACATAAATGCCTATTGGACAAGATGAAAGAAGATAGAATATTTTCAATATGCTTTGAAAACAATGCAGTTTATCTGAATGAACAGTGTGATGATTATTTTTCTCACCAACTCACAAAAGAAGACTGCTTGGAATTATCAAGCCTTTTTGGTGAGCTTGCAACTGTAATGAATAGAAGGTAGAGATGAATGGCAAAAGAATTTGCAAGAGCGTTCTACAATTCAAAGAGATGGAAGGATTGTAGAAGAGCATACATAGCAAAGAGAATATCGATTGACGGCGGAATGTGTGAGACCTGTCATGAAGTACCAGGATACATCGTACATCACAAGATAGAACTGACGCCGGACAACATCAGTGACTTGGACATTGCGTTAGGATTTAATAATCTAAAGTATGACTGCCATATCTGCCATCAAAAAGAAAATATGAAAGATGGACCGGCGGACGGTCTTGTGAAATATGAATTTGATAGCGAGGGGGAAATGGTCGTACTCCCCCCTGAAAAATAATTTGTAAAAAATCACGGCTGACCACAGTCCTACCTCCATGTAACACGCAGGTCGCGCGCGTGAGGGGGGGTGTAGGTAATGACGAAAAAATAAACAAAAAAAGGAAGGAGAAACCGGGAAAAGTGGCGAAATATGAGGGGAAAACCAAAGAACAGATTATTGCGGCCGAGAAAAGAAAACTTGGCGGAATCTACAAAAAGCTTGATGAAAAAACAAAAAAAGCAACAGAAAATCTCGTAGAAGAGGCTGCTTTCATGGGTGCTTCTCTACATGAATTGCGACAAAAGATTGCCGAAAAAGGTTACACAGAAGAATACCAGAATGGTGCGAACCAGAAAGGTGTCAAGAAGTCTGCAGAAGTTGAAATATATAATACTATGATCAAAAACTATATGGCTGTCATAAAGCAGCTGACGGATTTGGTACCGAAAGAGCAGGGGGCGACCAAGACAAATGATGGATTCGAGGATTTTGTAAATGGCAGGGATGATTAGATACCCTGAGGAATACAATCCGATTCTGGAATACTGGGAAAAGATCCAGAACAAAGAAATTATTGTATCGAATAAGGTATATCGGACTTACAAGAAAGTTGTTTATGATATTCAAAACCCAGGAGAATATTATTACAGTCCTAAGCGAGCAAATCATGTGATCGAGTTTGCTGAAAATTACTGCAGACATTCCAAAGGAAAATTCGGTGGGAAAAGAGTTTTGCTTGAATTGTGGGAAAAAGCTTATCTCGCAACAGTGTTTGGATTTATTGATATTGAGGGCAATCGGAAATACCGGGAATCGATCTTGATTGTGGGAAAGAAAAACGGAAAATCTCTTCTGGCATCTGTAGTTGGTCTTTATATGCTTACTGCTGATGGAGAAATGGGACCGGAAGTATATGCGGTTGCCACTAAGAAAGATCAGAGCAAGATTATCTGGCTGGAATCAAAAAGAATGGTAAAGAAATCACCATCACTTCTGAGAAGAGTGAAACCTCTGGTGGCAGAACTTACGACAGAGTTCAATGATGGTGTATTCAAACCTTTGGCTTCAGATAGTGATACTCTGGATGGTCTTAATATCCATTGTGTTCTAATGGACGAGATTCACCAGTGGAAACAGGGAAAAGCTTTGTATGACATCATGGCGGATGGAATCACAGCGAGAGAACAGCCGCTGATCAGCATTACTTCAACAGCCGGAACTATCCGGGAGGACATATACGATCAAAAATATGAAGAGGCAGAGAATGTGATCAATGGATATTTTGATCCAGATGGTTACAAAGACGAACATCTGATTGCATTTATATATGAATTGGACAATCGGAAAGAATGGACACAGGAAGAATGCTGGATGAAAGCCAATCCGGGACTCGGGACGATCAAGAATGCCAAAACTTTGAAAGATAAGGTGGAAAAAGCCAAGAAAAATCCGATCATGGTCAAAAATCTACTCTGCAAAGAGTTTAACATCAGGGAAACTTCGTCAGAGGCATGGCTTACATTTGAACAGGCGAATAATCCAGAAAAGTATGATCTGGAAACATTAAAGCCGAGATATGGAATTGGTGGAGTTGATTTGTCGTCTACAACGGATTTAACGGCGGCGAAAGTATTGTTTAAAGTTCCGGACGATGAACATATTTATGTAATTTCTATGTATTGGATTCCGGAAGAATTGGTAGACAAACATGTGACAGAGGATAAAGTACCATACGATATCTGGATAGAAAAAGGATATGTGCGGACGTGTCCGGGAAACAAGATTTCCTACAGAGATGTAAAAGCTTGGTTTGTGGAAATACAGGAAAAGCAAGATATTTATTTGAATATGTTCGGCTATGATGCATGGAGCGCAAAATATTTTGTAGAAGATATGCAGGACTATTTCGGGAAATCAGCAATGATACCGGTGATTCAGGGAAAAAAGACTTTATCGCAGCCGATGAAGTGTCTTGGAGCTGATTTGGAAAGAAAGCTGATTGTGTATAACAACAATCCGGTTGATAAATGGTGTTTGTGCAATACGGCAGTAGATATTGACAGAAACGATAACATACAGCCGATCAAAACAAGCAGTCCAAGAAGAAGGATTGATGGAACAGCGGCGTTGTTGGATGCCTATGTAGTGATGCAGGATAACATAAATGAATATATGTCATTGATTTAGAGAGCCAGGAGGCTCTTATTTTTGTGGAGGTAACATGAAACCGTTTTGGAGAAGAGAACCAACAAAGACAGACGAAAAAGCAACAGAACATAACATGATCAAGATGATTACCATGACAGGTGATTATTACTATGCGTGGGATGGAAAGTTATATGAAAGTGATATTGTAAGAGCCTGCATTCGCCCGAAAGTGAAAGCAATCGGAAAGCTGGTTGGAAAACATATCCGAGATGATCCAAAAGGTGGGATCAAGGTAAACCCGGAAGCGAACATCAGATTTTTGCTTTCCGAACCAAATCCGTATATGACAGCACAACAGATGCAGGAAAAGGTTGCTACGCAATTATGTCTGAATAACAATGCGTTTATATTGATCGTGCGGGATGAGAACGAGAAACCGGTGCAGTTGTATCCGGTTCCGTGCGTGTCTGCCGAGGCAAAGTATGACAGTTCGGGTGAATTGTTCCTGAAGTTCTTATATCGCAATGGGAAAAGCGGGACGTTCCGTTATGCAGACATCATCCATTTGCGTCATGACTACAACGAGGATGATATTTTCGGAGACAGTCCTGCGCCAGCACTTACACAGATGATGAATGTAATCGGTACGATTGATAAAGGAATAATCCGTGCGATAAAGAACAGCGGGATCATACGGTGGCTTTTGACTTATAGCTCATCAATGCGAGAAGAAGACATTAAGCGGAATGTTGAGAAGTTTGTCGAGAATTATCTGGCTGTTGAAACAGATACGTTCGGGGCAGCAGGCGTGGATGCGAAGGCAAAGGTGGAACGAATTGAACCGAAAGATTACGTTCCGAATGCAGCACAGACAGACCGCACAATCGAAAGAATTTATTCGTTTTTTAATACCAACAAGAAAATTGTACAGAGTGATTATAACGAAGATGAATGGAACGCGTATTACGAATCGGAAATAGAACCGGAAGTTGTCCAGATGCATCAGACCTATACAATCGGAATCTTTACCAGGAAAGAACGGGGATTCGGAAACCGGATCGAATTTGAAGCAAACAATCTTTCCTGCGCAAGTCTTACAACAAAACTGGCATTCCAGGCTATGGTTGATAGGGGCGCAATGCTTCCGAATGAATGGAGAGCAACGCTGAATATGGCCCCGATTCCGGGTGGTGACAAACCAATACGAAGGCTGGATACGCAGGTTGTGAATCTGGTGAAAGAAGCTTTAGGAAAAATGGATAGTAAAAATTACATGGTCACTGCGGAAATTATAACAAGATTACTTGATTCTGCGGAAGGAGGCGATAAGAAGAATGAAATACAGGATTGATATTAAAGGCGTTATGATCCCAAACGATTATAAGTGGTATTATGACTGGTTCGGCGCGGACAGCACAGCTCCGAAAGATGTAACAGATGTGCTGAAAAATGTTCAGCCGGGTGACGAAGTGGAGGTCATGATAAATTCTCCGGGAGGGATCATTGATGTCGGATCAGAGATCTACACCATGCTTAGGCAGTGTGCGGCAGATGTGAAAATCTATATTACCGGTCAGGCTTGTAGTGCTGCATCGATTGTGGCAATGGCAGGATATTGCGAAATGTCCCCGACAGCACTGATGATGGTACACTGTGTTTCTTCGAGCACAGAAGGAAATCACAGCGATATGGAACATATGGCAGAAACATTGCAGATAGCAGATAATGCACTGAGTACAGCGTATGTTGCCAAGAGCGGGATGAGCCAGGAAGAGGCACTTGCAATGATGGAGCATGAAACATGGCTGACTGCAGAACAGGCGAAAGAAAAGAAGCTGATCGACAAAATCATGTTTGAAGAAAAGGAAACAAACTTACAGTTTGTGGCAGGACCTATGTTCAAATTGCCGGATCAGACAAAGATGAATGCGGCAAGAAAAATGATGGAATCCGGAGAGGAAGTTCCGGATAAAGTGGCACTGCAGAAGTTAAAACTTTTAAAATTGAAGGGAGAAAAAAGATGAACAAAAAGCAGTATGAAGCAATGAGAAAAAAACTGATGAATGAAGCAGAAGGTCTGATCAATGAAGGGAAGATCAAGGAAGCAGATTCTAAAATGGATGAGGTAAAAGCTCTGGATGAGAAATGGGATGCGATTGCGCAGGCACAGGCGAATTTCAAAGCGCTGAATGAAGAACCGAAACCGTTAAATGTATTTGAACAGAACGGCAGCAAGGCTGATTTTGGAGCAAAAGTTTCAGAACCGGAAAATATTTATAACTCTCAGGAATATCGAATTGCTTTCATGAATTATGTAGTCAACGGAACAAAGATTCCGGAGAAGTTCAAAAATGAAGTCGGACCGACTAAAACGGGAGATATCGGTTCTGTAATTGCACCGGTTCTGATTAGCCGTATTATTGAAAAAATGGAATCAATTGGTATGATTCTTCCGCTAGTTACAAAGACCACTTTTGCACCAGGCGCAAGAATTCCAACTTCAAGCGTAAAACCGGTTGCAACATGGGTTGCAGAAGGTGGAACAAGTGAAAAACAGAAAAAGACAACCGGCTACATTGATATCAGAGGTTTCAAGCTGAGATGTGCAATTTCAATGACACTGGAAGCCGTTACAATGTCGCTTGCTGTATTTGAAACTGTATTTGTAAACAGCATTGCAGAAGCAATGGTGAAAGCACAGGAGGAAGCGATTGTAAATGGAGATGGAGAAGGAAAACCGAAAGGAATTTTAAATGAAACAGCTCCGGAAGGACAGAGCATCGAAGTTGGTGATAAAGATTCTTTATACAAGAAACTTGTTGAAGCAGAAGCCGCACTTCCGCTCGCGTATGAAAATGGTGCGGTTTGGAATATGACGAAAAAGACCTTTATGGCATTTGTTGGAGAAATGGATGCAAATGGACAGCCAATCGCAAGAGTGAACCAGGGAATTGATGGAAAGCCAGAGCGCACACTTCTTGGAAGAAAAGTAGTGCTCAATGATTACATGGACAGTTATGGGGCAGCAACGGAAACAGACGCTACAGTAGCATTCCTGTATGACTGGTCTGATTATATGTTTAATACCAATTATGCAATGACTGTTAAAAAGTATGAGGACAATGATACAGAGGATGAGATCACAAAGGCAGTTATGATCTGCGATGGAAAATCTCTGGAACTGAATTCACTTGTAGTCATGAAGAAGAAAGCGGCTTAAGATGGATGGAAGGATAATTGAGAGGCTGAAAAAACGTGTCGGGACCAGGAACGATGAAGAAATCAATGAACTGGCAATGTCATGCGTAAGAGAATTGGAAAACACTGGTGTGTACGGCGATCCGGCAACGGATGCGCTGTACTATCAGGCAATGGTTCTGTATTGCAAAGCAAATTTCGGATATGATGAAAATACAGAGCGCTTCCAGACAGCCTTTGAAAAACTGAGGGATTCCATGGCACTTTCCGGGGATTATGCAAAGGAGAAGAAAAATGGAAACGGCGGAACTGATCTGGGAGAAAATCTGTAAAAATGAAAATGGTTTCCCGGAAAGAAAAAGATGTTCTGTTGAAGTATATGCAATGGAAAAATCCGTAACCAGAGCGGAAGCATATGAATCTATGCGGGCAGGAGTAAATGCCCGCATTATACTGAAACTCAGGACAGATGACTGGGAAGCAAGCAGACATCCAGGAGAAGATGGAAAACCAGAATACGCAAGAAAGGTGATCTACGAAGAGGCAGAGTACGACATTATCCGTGCTTACAAAAAAGGAAAATCTTTCGTAGAAATAACGTGTGGTTAAGATGGGATTTCAGGCGATAGGATTTGATGATTTTGCGAAAGAACTGGACCGGCTTGGTAAATTAGATGAGTATGCGCCGGATATGTTGGAGGCGGCGGCACCGATTCTGGAAAGAGAATTGAAAGGACAGGTGCAGGCAGAGGCAAACAGAGGGTATGCAACGGGAGATCTTGCCGGATCAATCAAATCAAGGAAACCGGAAAAGAATGAACGAGGCCATTATGTAACGATCACAGCGAGCGGAAAAGACAAAAAAGGTGTTCGCCGGAATGAGAAACTGGCATATCTCAATTATGGAACAACAAAGCAGCAGGCAAGACCAGTTATTTCCAAAGCAGTACAGAATGCAGAAGGAGAATGTTTGGAAGCAATGCAGAGGAAGTTTGACGAGGTGACAGGACCGTGAATGTAAATCAGAAAATAGAGAACACACTGGGAGTAATCACAGAGAATATCTGGCCACTGTGCTGTCCTTATGAATCCCCGCCAGGGAAATATATCGTATATAATCCGGAAATTGATTCAGCGGAATGTTTTGCTGATGATGAAGACCAGGAATGGACATTGCACATGCAGATCCATTTATATACCCGGGAAGACTATATGGATGACAGAAAAACGATTCGTAAATTATTGCGAAAAGCAGGATTTACGGTGACTGATATAGATTCCATATACGAGAAAGAAACAAAATATTACCATTTGTGCTTTTCTTGCTATATTGAGGAGGAAGACTGATGGCTTATACAGGATTGGCACACGTTGTCGGCGCGAAATACAGTGAGACGGAAAATGGAATCCAGTATTCAAACGGATTTCGATATGGATCAGCTGTAAGGATAAGAATTGATCCAAAATATGAAGATGTTAGCGAATACGGGGACATCAATTCAGAAGACGAGGAAGAAATGTTTGCGTATGCATCCGTAACGCTGGAAACTTCGGAGATTACCCAGACGGCCGAAAAAGAAGTTTTCGGACTCGAAGTATCAGAGACTGGTTCTGCATCGAATGAAACAGATTTGTCTGAATACATTGGTCTGGGAGTCAGAGTGAGAGAAAAGCGTAATGGGAAAACGTACTATGTGGCAGTCTGGCTCTATAAAGTTCGGCTGACAGAGGATGAACAGGACATAGAGACAAGGGGAGAAGCACTAAAGTATGTGACAATGCAGGCATCAGGAAAAGCGGTGCCGGCATACGGCGGACAATGGAGAAAAAAAGAAATATTTAACACAATGCAAGAAGCGGATTCCTGGCTGGAAGAAATGGCAGGAATCGGAAAGGAAGAATAAAATGGCATATGTAGGACTTAGAAAACCAATTATTGCAAAATTGTTAGAAAGTGGAAAATACGATAAGCCTTTTGCCTGCGGAAAGGCGATTGGACTGCAGGTAAACCCGAATTATGCAGAAGGCAGTCTAAATGCGGATGATAAGCAGGCGGAATACGACAAAGAGTTTACTTATGCGGAAGTAACACTGAATACCAGTACACTTCCAATCGAAGCACACGAAAAAATGTTTGGACATACGGTTGGTACTGAAAAGAAAAATGTAAAATTCAATGTAGATGACCAGGCGAACTATGTTGGAATGGCATGGGTGTCTGTTGAAAAAGTGGATGGAGTCAGAAGTTTTATTGGAAATTTTCTGAAAAAAGCAAAATTTACGGAACCGTCAGAAGATTATTCAACCAAAGGAGATTCTATTGAATATAAAACACCGTCTATTTCGGGAAGAGCGCTTGGACTGGATGACGGATCATGGAAAGAAACAGAGGCTTGCAGCTCAGAAGAAGATGCGCTGAAATGGATCAATACGATGTTTGGAGTAACAGAATAATCGGAGGCAGGAAAATGTTTGAAGAAATGAATATGATCGTATTATCTGGAAAAGAATACCCTATGAAATGTGACAATCTTGTCCTGGAAAAGATCCAGGACAAGTATGAGGATCTTGGAAAATATGAAAATATGCTGAATGGATTCGTACCGGAGCTGGATGAATACGGTGAAGAAGTCAGAAATGAAGACGGACTTCTTGTTGGACATTACAAGATGCCGGATATCAAGATTATCAACGAGGCAGCGGTATGGTTCATTCAGGAGGGACTCGCAATCAAACGGGAAGAAAACAAAGAGGAGATTCCGGAAATCAGTGATCGAACACTGATCCGGCAGATTGATTTCAACCCAAGAGAATTATCTACAATCTTGCATCAGGAATTCTCAAGATGTTTTGAGAGAAAAAACGCGACAACCACGCAGGGGAAGGCGGAGAACCAGAACCGATAAACTTTGCGTGGGTGGTACTTATTGGGATGCGGATTGGATATACGGAAAAAGAGGTTGCACATATGTATTTCGGTAAATGGTGCGATCTTTTTGAAGAATTCAAGAAAATGCATAATATTACGATGAGAAGACAGGTTTTTGAGCAGCAGAAAATTGCTTCAATGATGGATTTGTAAAGAAAAATGTGGTATGATGTAGAAAGAAGAGGAGGACTGGAAATGCAGAAAGTTAAGATATATGCATGGGTGATATATAGAATACTTGTATTTTATGCAAAACGGCATATTTATATTGCGACAGCGCTCCTGTCTGTTACGGCAGCCTCTCTTTTTGAGTTCGCCACAACAGGAAAACTGTTCTGCCTGGCGCTTCCGTTTATAACGGCTCTGATTATTTATATCCCACGGCATATTTATTTCAAACTGGATGAATTTGCATCACCGGGAATTAAGGGACGGCATTTATGCGAAAAGCGAAAAGTCAAAGAAGAATTGAACAAATACATAGAAGAAAGCATAGCAAAAGATTTTGGTAGATGATGCATGAAAACCGCCTGAGAAGGCGGTTTTTTTATGCCGGTTTGGAGAGAAGAAATGGCAAAGAAAAAAGTGGGCGCATACATTACGCTCGATGGCGAAAAAGAATTCAGATCAGCGGTGACACAGTGCAATAAAAGCCTGTCTACAATGAAATCGGAAATGAAGCTTGTAGAAGCGGAAACGGCGGGAAATGCAAACTCGGTTGATACATTGCGTAAGAAGAATGAGGTCCTGACAAGGACGCTAGATAAGCAGGTAGAAAAAGAGGAGGCAGTAAGGAAAGGTTTGACACATGCACAGGAAGATTATGCACGTGTTGGAACAGAACTTCAGGAGTACCGCACAAAGCTGGAACAGGCACAAAGCACACTGGATGAAATGAAACAGTCTTCGGATGTTTCAGAAGAAGCGTTATCACGGCAGCAGGAAGCAGTCAGTGAATTAACGGAAAAGGTGGAAAAAGGTGAAGCCACCTACCAAAGAGCCGGAAACAGAGTGGAGGACTGGCAGAAGCAGTTAAATAATGCACAGGCACAGACAATCAAGGCAACGAGAGCGGTAAATGAGAATACGGCCTATCTGGAAGAGGCAGAAAAAGCAACAGACGGGTGCGCCAAAAGTATTGACAAGTTTGGAAAACAGACAGATGATGTTGCAGAAAAGATTACCAGTACCGGGAAAATTATTAAGGCAAACTTGATCAATACAATGGTAGACGCCGGAAAAAGTCTCGCAACGAATGTGTTCAAAGATGCGGTGCAGGGGACGCTGGAGCTTCAAGATGCACAGCAGAAACTCCAGGCAAGTACAGGGGCAACAGCAAGAGAAACTGCAGCTTATTCACAGGAAATGCAGAATCTGTATAAAGGTGGTTACGGAGATGCGATTGATGAAGCCGCAAGTGCAATGGCGTTGGTGAAGCAGTATACGAATGAGACAGATCCGACAAAAATCAAAGAGCTTGCAGAGAACGGAATGGCATTGGAAGACGTATTTGGGATGGATCTGAGCGAATCAATCAGAGGCGCAGATGCACTGGTGACAAATATGGGGATCGATGGTAAGACTGCATTCGATTTGATGGCAAAAGGAGCTCAAAACGGGTTAAATAAATCCGGAGAACTTGCGGATAATCTTACGGAATATTCTTCTCTGTGGGCGCAGGCTGGATTTTCAGCGGAAGAGATGTTTGCAATCCTTGAAAACGGTTTAAACTCCGGAGCATATAATCTGGATAAAGTAAATGACTACGTCAAGGAATTCGGAAACAGTCTTGCTGACGGAAGAATAGATGATCACATCAAATCATTTTCTGCCGGCACACAGGATCTTGTTAAAAAGTGGCATGATGGCAGTGCAACTACAAAAGAAGTGTTCCAGTCGGTGATTTCTGATCTGGCAAGCATGAAGAATGAGCAGGAAGCACTGACACTGGCAAGCGATACCTGGAGTGCGCTGGGAGAAGATAATGCCATGAAGGTAATTACTTCTCTGAACAACGTAAATAATTCCTATAAAAATGTCCAGGGAACCATGGAAAAGGTAAAGGACATCAAGTATGACAGTATCACAAACCAGTGGAAGGTTCTTGGAAGGACGGTGCAAGCGGATGTTGTACAGCCATTACTTGTGAAATATCTTCCAATGGCACAAAAAGGAATTAAACTGGTTGCAGACAATCTTGAAACGATTGTTCCGGTGGCAGAGCTTGCGGGAACTGCAATCGGTGGTATTTTTGCTGTAAATAAGAGCAAAAAGTTTATTTCTGAAGTAAAAGATGCCGGGGTCTCGCTGGTTGATTTCGGAAAAAAGGCGGCGGAACTGATTGGAATACGAACTGCAGCGACAACGGCAGAAGCAGCATCTACTGTGGCGCAGGAAGCACAGGCGGCAGCTACAGCAACGCAGACAGCGGCAACCGTGGCGCAGACAGCAGCAACAGAAGGGGCAACTGTAGCGCAGGCAGGATTTAATGCAGTATTGGCTGCGAATCCGGCAATACTGGTTGTGGCAGGAGTAACGGCGCTGATCGGAGTAACGGCTGTGTTGGCATCCAAAATGGGGGATGCGACCAGTGAAACGGACGAGCTGATACAGTCCACTTCCGAGCTGAAGGACAAAGCATCGGAAACAAGCGAAGCCTTGAAACAAGCAACTCAGAATATGACTTCTTCCATGGAAGAGGTAAATGCAAGCGGAACACTGGCGAATAACCTGACAGATGAGCTTGTAAAGCTTGCCGGACAATCCAATCAGACGACAGAACAGCAAAGCCGGATGAAAACGATTGTCATGGAACTGAATACCATGTTTCCGGAAATGTCACTTGCGATTGACGAGACAACCGGAAAATTAAGCATGAGTTCGGAAGAGATGAAGAACTACATAAAGAGTGCTTTGGAAATGCAGAAAATTCAGGTTGCGCAGGAAAAAATGAAAGACAGCGTGGAAAAGCTGGTGGATGCAGAAGTTGAAAAAGCAGATGCAGAGAACAAAGTTTCCGAAATTGGAGAAAAGCTTGCGGCGATCGAAGCGAAGCGGTCAGAAGTAAATGATGTACTCAGGGAAAAGACAGAGGCAACGAAAGAAGCACAGGAGAAGTATAGCGAGGCACTGAAAAAAGGTGCAGATAATGTTGATGAACTTTACGCTGCCACACAGGATCAGTCAGAAGCAACGATTGAGTATAACGGGAATATAGTTACAGTTACAGAGGCGTTAAGACAGATGGCTGACGATGAACGGGAACTCAATGATGCGAAGCAAACGGCAAAGGACAGTCAAAAAGAGATAAATGATGCAATCAAAGAAGCAAACGCCGAGATGGAACCGTATATGAGTTATCTCTCCGATATGACGGAAGAGACAAACAATAATACGGCAGCCACAAAGAATAATACCAGCGCAAAGACTGAGGCGACAGAGCAATCTTCGGTCAGTATTACAATGGCAGGTCAAGAACTGGAAGCATATCAGAATTTGTCAGTATCACAACAGGAACTGGCGGTGAATGTGACAAACAGTGTTCTTACTATGCAGGAAAATGTACAGAGTGCGCTGAAGTCCCAGATGGATATGTTTGAGGAGTTTGATGCCGGTACGCAGATTTCGACCGAGAACTTGCTGGCAAACATGCAAAGCCAGGTAGACGGCGTGACTGCATGGGAACAAAATCTGTCCGCTCTTGCTGATCGAGGAATTAACCAGGGCATTTTGCAGAAGTTGTCAGAGATGGGACCACAGGGATCCGGGTATGTTGCAGCGTTCAATTCCATGACAGATGAAGAACTGAAAAAAGCGAATGACCTTTGGAGCCAGAGTGTGGACATTCAGGGAATGACAAATGAATGGGGACAGCAGCTACTTACGTCTGGAGCTGCCAATATTGCAGGAGGAATGGATGGTCTTACATCTGTTATGCAGGAAAGTGGGACAAATACCGTGATGGGATTGGTTCAGGGAATGCAGAATGCACAGGAAAAAGCAAATGCTGCCGGTAAAGATCTGGGAGTCAAGACGGTTGAAGCGGTAAATAATGGCTTGGGATGTCAGTCACCATCGAAAAAGACAAGAGAATCTGGGAAAAACGTAGATCTTGGACTTGTCCAGGGGATGAAAAATGGAGAATCAAATGTAAAAACGGAAGCAAGAAGTGTAGCGAGTGGAGCAATCAATGTGTTTGCAGCACAATGTACGGCATCAAAGACGCAGTTATATGGATATAATCTTTCTATTGGTCTTGCGAATGGAATTTCGGACGGAAGATCTGCAGTTATCTCGGCGGCAAGCAGAGTGGCAAGCGATGCAATCGCAACGGCAAAGAAAAAACTGGAAATCAATTCGCCATCGAAAGTATTCTGGAGAATGGGACAGTATTCTATGCAGGGATTGGCAAATGGTGTGACAGAAAACTCTTTGCTGGCACAGAATGCGGTGAAAGAAGCGGTTGACTATAGCGGTACAAGCATGACATTTGGAAACATGGCTGAAAACGAGTATACACAGTATAAAGCACTTCGGAACATTATAAAGGACGCAGTGAAAGATCTACAGATCAGAGCCTACCTGGGCGAACGAGAAGTTACAAGAACATTGTCGGATTGGGGTGTGGTATTTAATGCTTAAATATTTAAGTGGAAGTTCACAGGAAGAAATTGTATTAAGCGATAAAAAGATCCGCGCAAAAATCAGGACATCCGGACTTTATGATTCGGAATGGGAAGTAGAAGATACGAAACAGGCACAGGGAAGGAAAGTTGAAGAGTTCAGAAGAGACGCAGCAACCTATAAAGTGATCATTGATTTCCTCGGTGATAAAAGGGAAAGAGCAGAAAACGCAAACCGTTTTGCGGATCTGTGTGAAGAAGATATCTTCAGAAAGTTTCCGGGAACGCTTTTTCTGAACGGTTACAAAATAAAATGTTTCGTGATCGGAAGTGAAATAGGCGCGAAAGACAGCCGTACCCGTATGGAACGGATTGAGGCTAAAATATATGCTCCATACCCGGTATGGGTGATGGAGGAAAAGAAAAGCTTTTATCCGGATTCAGCTGAGAGAAGAGAGGACTATGCATTTCTGGAGTATCCGTATGATTATTCATATGATTATTCAAGACCGAAATCCGGGACAGAAAATTGGTATATTGACCATTACAGGGACAGTAATTTTGAAATGACAATCTATGGTCCGTGTGTAGACCCGAAGATTATTGTAAATGGTTATCCGTATCAGGTAAACGACACCTTAGAAGCAGGAGAATATATTGTAATCAGGAGCCGTGAAAAGAAAGTGATGAAATATCTGAGTAATGGAACGATTCAAAGTATTTTTGAAAAGAGAGAGAAGAAAAACAGTGTATTTAAACGGATTCCTTCGGGAGAACTTATCCTTAACTGGGATGGGACTTTCGGGTTCGATTTGACCATTTACAAAGAGAGGGGTGCACCGAAATGGATCTGATATATACCGACACAAAAGGAAAAGAGCTTGGGGTTGTATACACAACGCTTGATATGGAGATTGGAGAAGAAGCCACGAATGATTTTGAGATTGAGTATAAGAGGTCAGAGTGGGATGGAACAGTCGAGAACGGCTGCTTTTTTTATGTTCCGGAAACAGAGTTTGGAGGCATAGTCCGGGAAATAAAAACCAGCACAAAGACGAATACCATTACGGCGAAAGGATATACCTGGCGTGGAATGATGATGAAAAAGATCATTGAACCGCAATCTGGACAGGATTATGCAACAGCAACTGGTGAACTTAATGAGATCGTGGGAGAAAAAGTAAAGGAAGCGTTCCCGGGGCTATTTTATGGAAGTGATGCAGATACAGGGGTACAAGTAAAAGACTATCAATTCGACAGATATTGCACGCTCTATGAGGGACTGCAAAAGATGCTGCAGTCGGTAGGATACAGACTGGATATCAAGTTTTTTCAAAGAGAAAAAGAAGAGTCAGGATATGTTGTGATCAGCGCAGTTCCGATTAGGGATCGTTCGGTGGAATGCGAGTTTTCAAATGACAACGGTCTATACTTTACGATGGATAACAATCAGCGCGGTATCAATCATATGATTTGTCTCGGAAAAGGCGAGCTCAAAGATCGACTGGTAATCCATTTATACGTTGACCAGAACGGAAAAATAGGGCAGACTCAGTTCTTCCAAGGCGTTGATGAGATTGCAGATATCTACGACAGTTCAAGTTCGGAATATGAGGATCTGTTAAAGGGTGGAACGGAACGGCTGGAGAAAGCGAAGAATTCCATAGAATACGATCTGACATTGGAAACGTTGGAAGACGAGATAGATATTGGAGATATCGTAGGCGGTCGAGATTATTTGACAGGAGTATATATGCGGAAACCAATTGGAAAGAAAATCTGGAAGATAACGGATGGAGAAGAAAAGATTGAGTACAAATTGAAAGGAGAAAGCTGATGGAAATCATTACAGGGTATACCGGAAAGCCGCATGTTACGGCAGAGCAGGACCGGGATGTCAATGAAGGAATTTTTGATACTGGATCATTTGTTCTTAAAACTGGCTCACAGCTGGCAGCAGAACTGGTATCAAATAACGAAATCAAAGTCAGAGACGGAGTATTGGTGATCCAGGGATGCACGGCGGTGATTAAGAAAAATACTTATGATCCGGTGACAATCGCAAACGGATCACAGGGAATGAAACGGATTGATCTTATTGTGGCGAGATATAATAAGAACGAGGAAACAAAAATAGAAGAGGTGATGCTGAAGGTTATTCAGGGAACACCAAATGCAAGCACGGCAGCAGTACCGACGTATAAAACGGGAGATATTCAGTCTGGAGATTTGGTAGCAGATATGCCACTGTATAAAGTAACATTGGATGGACTGAATGTTACGTCGGTGGATAAAATGTTTACGGTAATTCCTACGCTTCCTGAATTAAGTAGCAAATTAGTAAATATAAATTCCAAAATAACAACCACGAATGCGAATTTAGCCAAAACTAACACT